GATGCCGCGCCCGACATCCTTGGAAGACGGTGACTACGACTTCGTCACGGGCCTCGGTATCGAGGCTCAATATGGTGTCGGCAAGATCGCCAAGGCGCCCTTGAGTGTCGGCGGTGCCGCCACCACGGGTGACTTAGTGGATTGGGGCGTGGTGACCGGTTTCGTCGCGACGACCTAAAGCGTTCCTCCCCTGACTTGGGCGGACCCGGATCCGGGCCGCCGCTTTTTCTCCAGCGAAAGGACCATGATCATGGCCATTCGAATTGCCTACGCCCAGCCACAAGCCGGCAGCCAAGGTTTCGCCCGCACCAAAAAAGTGTACGGCGGCCCGGTTGTCAGCTTTGTCGCCGCCGACCTGATTATCAACACCTCCACCGCCGTGATGCGCGTTCCCCGTGGCTTTGTGCTGCAGAGCCTTAGTGGTACCTGGGGCGACTGTGATACCGGCGCCACGCTGTCGATGTCGCTTGGCGATAACGGCTCTACCGCCGCCGGCATTGCCGCCAATCTGGCGCGGTTTACCGCGACGGCGACCACGATGCAGGCCGGCGGTGCAGTCGGCGCGCTGGCGGCGGCCGGGCTGCTCTACGAATTCCCGGATGACACCGACATTCTGGCCACGGCGACCGTTGCCGCCGCCGGTCTCGGCCCGACCCCAACCCTGGTTCTGCTGATGGAAGGTTACATTAACAAGTAACCGGAACCCCCGGCTCCGGCCGGGGTTTCGTTTCACGTGGAACGTCAACAGGAGAGTATAATGGGTCAGAAGAAAGCGACCGTGACCTATACCGCCCCGGTCGGCGAGAACAAGACGCTGACGATCGGCAACACCACGCTGGTCTCGGGCAAGAGCGACACCGTCATCTGCGACGAGCAGTTGATGGAACGGCTGCAGAACGCCGGTGGCATGCTGAAGGTCGATGGCGTGTCGGATTACACGCCACCGAAAGAGCCACCTCCGAAGGAAGAGCAACCAACCGGGAAAGGGAAGGCCGCTTAGGCGGCCTTTTTCTTTGGGAGCAAGGAAAGGTGAAGCGTTTATGACTAGTTCAATTATTAATAAAGTGATCCCTTATCCATTGCGGGCGGCGCGGATTAATTTTTCGATCATGCCCTTCGGCTTCTGGTGGAAACCTGTGTTTGTTCACCGTAAATCGTTGACGGAAGCGGCCAAGGCTGATGGAAAAACCATCTGGTGGTTCAACTTCGCGTGGTTCCAGATCAGCTACGGAAGGTGGGTATAATGTCGCTCACCCATGACAGCGAAGAAGCCATCAACCGCACCGCCGCGCTGCTCGGCAAGTATGTGCCGGGCGAGGCGCTGGGCTCGGTCGAGCACGACACCATCAGCCGCTGCATCGACAACGTGCTGGCGGAATTGCAGAAGATCGTGGTGGTCGACCGCGAGCTGATCCCCAACATCTATTTCGAGACGGTGTGCCGGCTGGTGGCGATCTACGCCGTGTCCGATTTCTCTGGCGCCCCGCTGTCGACCGATGCGGTGCGCGACCTCGAACAACGGCTGCGCTATCTGGTGGCGCAATCGCCAACCTATGAAATTCTCGCGGTGAATTATTTCTGATGGTAGATATCCCGCTCCCGGTTTTAACCTCGCCCGGCCGCGAGCCGCAGGCGTCCGGTGGCCGTATTGTTAACGCCTATCCGGAGAAGCTTCCCGCCACCGCTGGCAAGCCGCACGCCTACTGGCGTACGCCCGGCTTGCGCGCCTGGGGCACCACGGCCGGGAGCAATTTTCGAGGGTCATTGCTGGTCGGCGGTCTGCTTTATGTCGTCGTCAACAACACCGTGTATTCCTTCGCCTCGATCGGCGGTGCTGGCATCGCCTTGACCGGAACCGTCAATGGTACGGTTCCGGTGACGATGGCGCGCAACAACAAGGCCGCGCCCGATATCGTGATCGTGGCGCCCGGTGACGGCGCCTATTGGATCAACCCGGCGGCGCCGACCGTGGTCGCGGCCTATCCCGATCTCGACGTGCTGCAGCCTAACTCCGTTGTGTTTCACCGCGGCTTCTTCATTTTCACCTATGGCGACGGCACCACGAGATCATCCGATGTCAATTCAACCAACATTAATACCCTCAATTACGCCACCGCCGAAAGCAAACCCGACACGTTATACCGTGGCATTCCACTCGGAAACGGGCAATTATTACTGTGTGGAGCTACTACGATGGAGGTGTGGGGTGGCCTCAACGATACCGGTTATCCGTTCTCCTACGTATCCACCATCGCCCGCGGTATTGTTGGCATCGACGCGATTGCCGGACACCAGGACGGCTTTGGCAAGGGCATCTTCTTTGTCGGCGACGACTATAAGGTAAGCGTGCTGGACGGCTATACGGCAACGCCGATCTCGACCAACGAGCTGGATCTTCTGATCGAAGCCGAACCGGACAAGACCATCCTGACGGTCGCGGTCTATGTCAGCCAAGGCCATGGCGTGGTGGCGGTGCAAGGCCCGAACTGGTGCTGGGAATTCGACACCACGTTGAAGACATGGCACGAACGCGCCAGCCATTTGGTCGGCTACTGGAGGGGCCGGTTCCCGGCCGCTGCTTTCGGGGTCTGGATCAGCGGCGACAAGAAAAGCGGCAACCTCGCCGTGATTGACGGCCTGACCAATACCGAGTTTAGCGATCCGCTGCTGATCACACTCGAAACCGGGCCGATGAACGCGTTTCCGAACATGACCCGGATCAACGGCATCGAACTCTATCTGACCAAGGGCGTCGGGATCGCGACCGGCGCCGATCCGCTGGAGACCGATCCCGATATATCGATCCAGATATCCCGCGACGGCGGCCAGACCTGGAGCAACCCGCGCGTGGTCAAGATCGGGCGGCAGGCGCTGACCGATCAACGGGTGCGGGCGGCGATCTGGGGTCAGGCCCAGAACCAGGGCGTGCGCTGGCGCCTGCGCGAAAGCGCGCCGCTGTCATTCGCCTTCATGGGGATCGATATGCAGGTCGAAAAGCTGCAATGACCCGGATCGTGTTGCCGGCGCAGACTGTCAAAATCGACGAGACCACTGGTATCGACCCGGTTTGGTATGAAAAGCTGCAGCAGATCAACGCTTTTGTTAACCTGTTCTCCGAGGTTAATTTCGCGACCATGACGACGGGTCAGGTGCTGATCTGGGACGCAACCACCAAGAAATTCACCGCAGGAGCCAACTGAGATGGCCGGTTTTTTAGATACGATGTTCAGTGGCGGCGCGGAAAGCGAAGCCGCCGGAAAAAACATGAACCTGCTTAAAAACTACGGGCAGCTCGGTGTCGGCTACCTGACCGACGCCATGAACAAGGGCACCGGTTATCTCAATCAAGCGGTCGGAGCGTATGGGCCGCTGTCGGCATTGGGCGAGCAGTACAACAAGGCGGGTGCACTCAATCTCGACGCCCTTGGGGTCAATGGTCCGGAAGGTAACACCCGCGCGACCCAGGCTTTTCAGACCGGTCCCGGCTACGGTTTCGCGTTCGATCAGGGCATGGATGCCCTTAACCGACGACGTTCGGCCGGTGGCATGCTGAATTCCGGCAACGCCGATATCGACGCTATCAAGTTTGGGCAAGGCACCGCCAACCAGGAATATCAGAACTGGCTCAATAATCTGAAAGGTTACGGGCAGATGGGCCTGACCGCGACCGCAGGTGCGGCGGGCGGGCAGGCGGCTGGTTATGGTGGATTGGGAGCCTTGGCCACCCAATACGGTCAAGATTTGACCGGACTGACTGGCAACGTCACCTCTGGCGCGATGGACGCCAACAAGCTGGAAGCGGCTGGCAAGGCGGCCGGGGCCAAGAATGTGATGAACTTCGGCATGGATCTGGCGAAGTTGGCCATGGGCCTACCGCCCGGCTCGTTGGGCAGCGGTGCCGGCGGCAAGCCGGGCTTCGGCAGTCTGTTCATGGGCGGCGGCAGCCCGTCAGGTCTTTAGATCATGCCGATCGCCCCGCTGACCTCGACGCCACAGGAAGCCTATAGCGCGATGGATTTCTCGCCGCTGGCGCGGCTCGGCGATCAGATGAAGCAGCAACAACAGGCCCAGACACTGGCCGCTTTGGGACCGCAACCGGCCGTGGCTGCGGCGCCGGTGCCGACCGGTGGCCGCTTCGACAACGCCACCGACCTGATGGCCAACAAGGGGTCTAATGTTC